AGCAATAACGGCAGGAGCACCATCCCACTTAGTAGTCATGCTCACAGCACCTTTGCTGTGTCCTTCTAGCATTTCGTGCAAGCTATAAAGATAGTCAATAGCTTCCTTAGCACCAGCAAAGCCTTTGTTGAAGATGTTATCTTCCAAATGCTCAAGGTGAGTGTTCTTGCCTTCAGCTTCTACTAGTAGGCTTTCGCTGATGATTTGCGTAATAAGTGGTTTGGATATTTCTACAAATTTCATTTTAGATGCCTGCTAATTTTCTTAGTTGTGAAATAGAATTATCTTCAACAATGTAATGCTTAATGCCTTCAACTTCAACTACAGACTCTGATAATTCTAAATCATCAAATGTCAAGTTTAATTCTTCTAGTAGAGAATTAATAAACAACATCTGCAAGGATTCCATTGTTTGGCCTGCTTGTAATCGTTGTAGGGCTACGTTTGCAAATTTTGGATCTAGGCCAGCACGCTTTAGAATAACCTTCATTGAGTTACTAGCGTTCTCCCACTCAGGTGTGCCTTTTCTGTCAGCCATGAAATTAACTAGCTCTTTTGTAAGTGCAATTTTATTTGCACCGGGCTTGTTTAATTCTGCCGCAACACCTTTTACGTAGTTGTTAAGATTTTGTACTGCTGGATTATTAGCTTGTGTTGGTTTAGGTGCGGCTTGAGCTGCTGGTGCATCTGGCTGGCCATCACCATCAGCGTCTTGTGCTGCTGGTTGACCTTTTGGAGCAATAATTTTACTGGCGGCGCGGCCTAGCATACTACCTAGTGTGCCCATGCCTTTGGCTAGCATGCCAGCTTTAGGATCAATACCTTGACCGAACGGTGCCATTTTGTCCAGACCGAGTTTCTTACCTAGCTTCTGTAACATACCTGGTTGGATTGGGTCGCCGCTAGGATCGCGTCCATATTGTAGCATCAGTTGGTTCTTTGCCATACCGGCTGCTGGTATGCCACTAGGCATAACCCAGCCTTTGTTAGCATCGTACTTGTAGGTTATGTTACCTACTTTGCCAACTGCGCCAGGCTTTAGTTCTTTTGGTGGGGCTAGTTCGTCAAGTCTCATTGTCTTCTCGCTGGCTCTCTTTGATGAGTTTTTTAATGCCGCGAGAAAACTTAGATGCGTCTTTACTGCGAATACTATTAATTAGTCGATTGGACAGGTCTTTAGCTGTATCGTCGTTGTAGTACTTTTCCATTTGCTCAATCAAATTGATTGCACTGTTGATAACATGCTCAGCACGGTTTTCAACTACGTGATTACGATCACGGTCAATAGAAATTTGATTAAGTTCTTCGAGAATACTGCGAGTCTTACGCACTAAAGTCTCCCATTAGGCATTGTTAGTAGTATTTATCACTTCTTAGCTTTTAAGAAGCTCATCAATTGTAGGCTTTCGTTAATGGTACTTTGAGCGGCTGGTTCTTCCGCCTTAATAACATTGTTACGCTTTAATTGTTCTAACAAGCCTGCACTTGTAACAGTCTGTGCGTCTTCTTCACCCTCTTCTAGATCTTCAATACGCAATGTGTCTGGATTAAATTTAAGGTCTACTTTACTGCCTACACCGCTACTGCTACGTGTTTTCATAAACTGGATTTGATAGCGACCACGTTCACGCATAGCGTTACTGGTAAAGATGCCCACTACGTTATCTGCTGTATTGATCTTACTGATACCACCAGCAATGTGGCTATGGTCGAATTCAATTTCTTCGACGGCTGCACGGTTCAACTGCGATGCAGTAACAAGTAGCATTTTGCGCTCTACTGCGAGATTGCGTAACTCTTCAGATACATACTTGTCCTTAACAAACAGATTCTCCGCACTAATCTTTGCCGCAATAGGCATCATAAGATCTAAGTAGTCAACAAGTAAACAATCTACCTTAACACCGCTTTGGATTTCATACTCACGTAAGAACGCACGAATGTCATTAGCGTTAACGCCACTGGGCATTTGCTTAACACGGAACTTGCCTGCGCCTTTGCCCTTCATACGCACCTTAAGATCAACGTCATCAACGTTGCGCATAATCTCACGAGCAGCATAGCCCGATACCATACTATCAAGACGCATACTGATTAGCTGTTCACTAAGTTCTAAACTAATGTAAACAACATTAAGTCCTGCCAGGCTCCAGTTAACACCAAAGTTCTGCAAGAACAAACTCTTACCTGCACCAGAGCCACCAGCGAACACAGTGATCTCACCGCGGTTGAGTCCACCATACAGCTTCTGGTCGATGGCCTTCCAACCTGTGCTAATAGCACCTGCTTGCTGTTTAATCCACTCTAGTCGTTCCTTGGGATTTGCAAAGTAGTCTAAGCCCAGGTCCTTAACTAGACCCATCTGTGTGGCTGCTTTGATCTTGTTTTCGACTTCGCCGTAGTTCTTCTTTTCTAGTAAGTCTGTACTTTCAATGATAGCTTTTTCCAGTGCCTTGTGCCTGCAAAAAGTTTCAAACTCATCCATAAACCAGTTCTGATGTTCTGGCGTTACATTTTCAATTGGTATTAGCTCAATGCCACCTACTGCATTAATCTGATCAATGGTAGGAATACTGTTATAGTTTGTGCTGTGACTAACCAATAGGTCTACAGTGTTCTTAAACTTACGATTAAAGAATTCACTTCTTACAATATTCTGACAGCGAGCAAAAAGGTCAACGTCGCTGACTAAAAATCGCAAGAAAAGTTCTTGCACTTCTTCTGTGTATTCTTTTACATCGCTCATAGATAGTTTCTCTTCTGTAGTTCGTTTAATATGTATAGGTAAACCTTATAATGCCCTGTTTTATTTGGGTGTCTGTCCTTGGGCGGGTTTTCTTGTTCGTGTTCTTTGAACATTTGACTTATTGGTAACTCTGTAAACAAATGGCGTGGCAATATATTATATGTCTCGAGCATAACTGCATCTGCACTTGTACTTGGTTTGTCGTGCAGATCGGTGCTTATGTTAGAATTTAAAATAACTTCTGGGTAACAACTATTGCCCGACATGAACGTAAACAAATGAGGTATATTCTTTGAATTAAAATATGTATGCAGTGTTATAATCTGTCTAAAGTACTCGACAACTATTTCTTTTTTACTCATGAGTAAATGTCTATAAGAAAAATACTTGCGAGAGATTCCGCGAATGACTTCAAACGGAACATCAACATTGTTATAGTATTGATCGTCTAGCATAAAATCATCGTTGAGCATTCCAACATATACATTGCTGTCTTTGTGATAGTACTCAAACCTTGACAACGGATCAGTAAATTGTACTACTGCCGTCCAATTGTCAGTTTGAGTACTGTTAAAAAATGTCATTGTTCGTCGAACAATTCTATGATTACTTCCACCTAGCCATGCCTCGTTAACATACTCACCGTCAAAGTGTTTGGATAAATGGTTACCCCAAGTCCACAAAGGTCTGTGACTTTTAATTGTATGTTTGTTGTCTGCGGTTTCGTGCCCATAAGTAAAACTACAGCCGTTTACATATAGATTCATAACATCTTTGCCTTTACTTGAGCTTTTATCTTATTAGTTGTTGCATGTTTAACAATGCTAGCAACTGTTGCAAGTCTGCCGTACTTATTTACTGCATCAGCGGCATCCTTGACATCTTTGTGCCAAGGCGGGAAACTTACTTCCCAACCTAGTGCCAATGCTTCTTCAATTAGCTCTTTGCCGGCTTTATCGCGGTCTGGGCATACAATTATTCGTTTACCCAGCTTCTCAATTAAGTGAGCCTGCTCAGGTGTAACGTGATTGCCCAGTACACTAATACCATCAATACCTATAGCGTCAAATACACCTTCAACAACAATAACAAGTTCACGCTTGCTGTTAGCAAATCTATCTACGTTAAAAACATACCCACTGGTCATTTTATGCAAGTATTTAGGAGTATGTTTATCTGGCGGGTTTACATGTCTAGCCGTCCAACCTACTATTTCACCATTATAGGTAAACGGCACAACTAATCGTTTAGCATAAAGAACATCAGACGGAAAGTACAGTAACGGATAAAGTCCTAGCAACCCTCTGCTTATGGCATACTGCTTTACTTCGTGATCGTCTGGCAAGTCTTCTACTGCGATCATATCGTCCGGTAGTTCAACTGTCTCAAACTTTTTTAAGCTGTAGACATACGAATCATGTTCTTGGTCTTCTAGCTCTTCGCTGTGTTTAAGCAGTTCAACTTGTACCTTGTGTAGCTTGTCTGGGCCTGCGCCTAGTTTGAGCACCAGGTCTTTGAACTTGCCACTAATATAGGGACTAGGGCTCCAACCAGTTGTGTAGCCACAGTTAAAGCAATGATAAGATAGCTTTGGTCCACTAACAATCACACCGGCACGTTTACGTGTGTCGCTACACATAACGCAATTAAAAGTAGTCCATCCGCTGGGTGTTTTGCTCGAACGTATCGGCAAATTGTCAGCAACCAAATGATGCACTTGCTCTATAATAGAGTCTAGATCCATATCACTATTATATAGTGATTTGTAGCTTTGTCAACGGTTTAATTTCGAAGCATCAATTTAGTTACAGTACTGTTAGCATTATCCGGTGCGTATTTGATTCTGATCCAATTTGCATTTACACTAAATGTTTCGTATGTGATACTGCTCACATTACTTAGTGCAGTTGTGGAGATATCAAACCAATCAATGCTGTCGTACTCTTGCTCAGGTACACCACTTATACAACTACCTTGTATGGTAATGTTTCCAGTAAAGGTATTGGTATAGATACCAATGGTATGTTGGGCGTATAGGAAGTTTCTATCAACATTCCCGTATAATGCACTGCTAACAAAAATGTTAGATGTGTCACCTAACAGTGTATTAGCTACCTGAGTGAAATTAATTTCTTCTTGGGTTGGTATTGGCTCAATCATGGCTTGTTCGGATATTTCAATATCAAAACGCACATTGTTGTTTTGGTCCATGTACACAGGTTTATCTATAGATTCCTGTGTTGAACGTGTTACATACATGTGATACAAACCTGGATCAATGTTTTGCAAATCACCTTCTAAAAATGTCAATTTAAACTTACCAACATCGGCAGTATGCTCTGCAATCTTAGTAAGCAAACGTGTTCTAGTAGTAGGAGATACAATATATGCACGTATTGTTTCATTGAATACGTTTTGTAATTTTCTATCTCTGTTACGAACAGTAAAGAAGATCTCGTTTGTAACGCCCTTATGGGCTTGTAGTTTTTTAATGTTCATTGGTCTGTTATCCACATATATGCCCAGTCCGTCTGTGTTTATAACCAGTTCGACCGTGTCTTCGTACAGATATAACTTGTGTTCACCGTAGTTCATAACACTATTTATCTGTTATTCAGTAGTAATACACCACATTATATCAAAGCCCGGCATTTATATTAGGTAAATATTAACAGTATGCAAAATGAGATATACTCTAACTTTGAGTTTTTAACAGGACTATTTTACAGCGAGCGCGAGTACGTTGGTATTGTTGTTAACCACGACAACACTATCATAACCTTCTACGACGTAGAAGCAATACCTAGCCTTCAAATGAAAAAAGAATTTCTCGATTTGGGAGAAATGTGGTGGTGGGAAAGCAATCGTATGTTGCCCATCGATGTGTTCTTACACCACGAAATGAAGCCGTTTAAACCGTATTTAAAAACGTTTGTAATGAAGGACGTGGATATACTGTTTGGGCCTGTTACTAGCTTACAAAATCTTCTAAAAAAGCGAATCAAGCGCCGCAGTATTCAGTTAGTTAGAAAAACTGACAAATAATCAATTTAGTCCGTTACACAGCAGATTCATCTGCACTGTTATAACTGTGGCATATCCGATTGCGTGTGATCGCTTAAAATAGTAGCTGTTGTCTAACGGCTTAGTCCAAATGTCCTTAGCAATTTCATCCCAGCTTTTACCAAGTAGGTAACGCTTGCCCGGGCGTATGATTGCCAAAATCATAGCTAGTTGCTCTATGCTTCTAGGCTTGTACTTTTTTATAGTATCGTAATGGTTACCTATATGGAACAGTTCTTTAACGAAATCTTCATGTTCCAACATATCCCACATAGGTTCTTGGTCTAGTAATTGCTGTAGCTGAGTTTCATCGGCTATGCTTTTATACACATGGTTGTTTAGAATATCTATCTTAAACCAACCTTCTTCCTCAGCAGACTCGTAATCAACTGCACTTATTCTTTCCACAGGTAGTGTTGGTATACGCTGTAGATATATTCCTGTGTTATGCTTTGTGTAATTGCCTTTTTCGTTAACAATGCTCGCTGGAATATGCGGCAGTGCTTTTAATAACTGCTCGCGATCTGCTAAGTCAATGTCAACGTCAAAATCAATTTTCATGTTTATTAAGTGTATTTGATAATCTGTGAGCCAACCCAGTAAATGTAAAATTACAACTGACACTGTATCTAACACTGTTTCCTAATACAGGCATAGTGTAATGATCTAATGTAGAAGGAAAAATAAACACATCACCTTCTTCTGGTTGAATACAAATTCGTGCTTTCCCAAAATCATTTTTTGATTCATGGCCGTACAAAAAATTTAACTGCCCAGTTTGTTTTTCATTAGTATTATTAATATAATAGTTATCCACTGAATTGTCAAGATCAATTTTAGGAAAAGCTACACATACCAAATCTGCAGACCGATGATGATTATGCACAGGATTGAATTCCATTGCTATCTGTTTATTATACCAGGCTGCTTTAAGTTCTAATAGATTATCAAGTGTATTTGTATCTAGGACTTTCTTCCAATGCCCGCTATCAATATTTACTAAGTAATCGTTAGCATGCTGTAACAGTAATTGGCCAACTTTGCTAACAGCAAGTTTATCAGTTATAGATACTTCTTCTTTGATAAGGCCAACTAACGTACTATTACAAGACTCTGATGCTTGTTTGCATACATTAAATAACTCTAACGTGTCGCTGGGCGACAATTTAGTCTTTGCTAGCCTAGGACCAAAGTACTCAATTATTTCCATTGTCTGCCCAGTATTCCTCTAACATAGGGAAATGCTCTAACACAATCTTTTTGCACTGCTCTGCAATAATCATGTGTTCCTTTTGTGTACCATTTGCGGCACGTAGATCAATGTAGTGAATCCAACTACGCAAACTACCAGCCATGTACAGTGTACTTTGCGTGAGACCTTCTGGCAGTACAGCACGAGCCTGTTCCTTGGCGATGCCATTGTCCAGCGCCCACTTATAAGCAGCCTGTGCAGCATTACGAACCTTTGCTTGTTGCATGTTCCAGCTTTCTTGCATTTCCGGATCATTGACCTCAACTGAGTTCTGACGATTCTTAGTATCCTGTAGACGTGCTTCTCTATCACATCCAATATTTTCTGCTACAGCATAACGCTGACTGAACTCTTGGAAGCTGAAGCTACGGTGACGTAGGATCTGTCGCGCAATATCACGTGTGGTTTTAATTTCCAAAGTCATATGCACCATCTCAAACGGACTCCAGTGCTTTTCTCTAATTAGATACTTTAGCAGTTTAGGTGCTGTTTGTGTG